TCGGTCGCATCCGGCTCGACCAGCTTGCCGACCACCGTGTCCAGTTCCGCCTGAACCGTGCTGCTTGCGCTCGTCCCGACCAAGGCAGCGCCGCCGGTGCCTGCAAGCGTTGCGGACGTCGGGCGGGCGTTCAGCGCGGCTTGGACCGTGACGCCGCCACTTGCGCCGATCAGCGCAGCCGCTCCGCTGTTTGACGGATTGAGGATGATCGTGCGGACCTCGCTCTCGGTCCCGGCGTCGTTGAGGTAGATCGTGCCGGTTCCGTCGCCGTTATCGACCAGGAACTCGTCACCGTCGCTGGTCCCTGCAAGGCCGTCCGCAATGTTCGCATAGAGCGGGCCGGAAAACGCCGCAGCGGCCTGCGCGCTTGCCTCTGCCGCGTCTGCGATCGCCTGCAGGCGATCGATCTCGGAAACCGTCTCGATATAGCGCAGCTTGCCGCCCCAATAGAACTCTAGGACATGCGTGCCGGCGCTGGTCGAATACACCTCGAAAAACCCGTTCGCGACCGTCACGACCGGCTGCGTAATTGTGCCGCCGCTGGCGTCCTCAAGGCTGGCATTGACGCCGCCCGCGCGGATATAAACCTCGGCACCGACCACCGGCACCTGGTTCTGATCGACTACGTTGCGGGCGATATAAAGCGACATCAGAAAATGCTCCCGTAATTCGTGGCAAAGGCTTCCACATCAACTGTGCCAGCGCGGCCGCGCGCATCGGTGATTGTGCATCGGAATGTTGCGGTCAGCGTCGAACCTGCGGGGACGCCGCCGACGCACGTAAAGCGCGTTGTGCGCGCAAGGGGCGTCTCGATCGACCAGTCCGCAGGCGTCCCGGCAGTCTGCGTCCACGCATACGAATAGGGCTCGGCCCCGCCTGTCGCGGTGACGCTCACAATGTTCGTGCTGACGATAATGTCGGCCGCGCTGCCTTCCGCACCGCGCGCGGCGGGCGGGTTGACCGAGACCGAAAGCGATCCGCCCGATGCGGCGCTGTCGAACACGACGTAATCCCCTCCGCCGGGGAGCAGAACCGACACGCGCGCGATGTCTGCCGTGCCGGATGCGTCCTGCACTCCGACCCGCGCAATGCCAGCCTTGCCGGAGGCGTCCTGAACGCCGATCATGGCTCTTTCTCAAGCCAGATGTCGCCCGCCTGCGTGCGGGGATCGGTCGCGCCGTTATCGGTCACGAAAATGCGGGCGGTCGTATAGTCGCTGTCCGCCATGTAGGGATGCGCGCCCGCACTGCTGCGAAGGATGGATCCGGTCATCGTGCCGCCGGTCAGGGGTAGGCTGTCCACGATGCCGAGCGCCGTGCGCCCTGCCGCTGCATTGGCAAGGGTGAGCAAGGATCGCCCGAACGTCGTCGTCGAAAGCGCGGCAATGGCCGTCAGGTCGCTGTCGAGGGGTTGGAACTGGTCGCTGTCAACCGCGGCGTTGGCGGCATAGAAAACCTCGCCGCCGTCCTCGTCGCGCGTGCGCATCGAAAACGTGTTCTCCGCGACATAGACGAGCGCGGGGTTTCCGGCATTGCGGGGAAAGCCGCCGACCACTTTGATCGGCTGCGGAGCGGCAACCGATAGCGCGGAATCGAAGAAGGCATCGACCGCCTGCCCGCTTGCCTCCGGGTCTTGGCCCTCGATGCCGAGGAACAGCTCACCCGTGAGCGGGAGGCCGTTGCGATCGAGGAACGGCGCAAAGGGATTGCCGACGCGCTGGCTCATGAGTAAGCTCCCGGCATGAGGTCAAAGGCAACGCGCTGGATCATCGCGGCACCTGTGCTGTGGTGGTATCTTCCGACCGTCGCGTATCTGCTGACGGGAGGGCTTCTCCCGTAGGCTCTGCGGCGAGGCGTTCGGGGGATTGGGCGGTCGCGTTGCGCAGATAGTCGCGGAACAGGATGATGTCGGCGCTGACCGGCCCTTGCCCCTTCGCCACCTTGTCGAGCAAGCCGATCTGCTTTTCAATGTTCGCCTGCGACGGTTGCGCGCCCGCCTTCTGTGCGCCGCGCTGCATCCGGGCGAACCCCGTCGCCCACCGCACGAAGCCCGGGTTGGTCCAGATGCGCGCCATCACGTTTGCGCCGAGCTGGGTTGCCGCAGGGCCAGCGATAAGCCCCACAGGCCCACCGACGACAAAACCCGTCGCGCCCCCACCAAGGCCCGAAAGCGTCATACCTTGGGCCAGTGCTGTGTTCGACGTGTTGCGCGTGCCATCCGACGCCGCGATGTCGTCCATCACCTTGACGAACTCGTCGAGATTCTTGCGAAGCGGATTGTCGGCCTTGCCGAACAGAAGGTTCTTCGCCGCGGGCGTCATGTCCTTGAACGTGCGCGCGAACACGGCGGGCACGAACTCGCGGCCTTCGCTCTTGGCGGGCTGCCCCGCAAGCCGGATCAGGCCCGACGCCACTTCGCTCCATTGCGCTGCGGGCATGGACTTGCGGATTTCGGCCAGCGTTTTGATGTCCGATCCAGCCTTGCCGCTCGTGATCATGTTGCGCAGCTTGCTCGCCGCGCGCTCCGGTGACTGCATCCCGTCGCGCCCAAGGATGGTTTCCAGAGCGCCTGAAATGCGCTCCTCGACATTCCGGTTGAGTGTGTTCGCCCGCTCGAACGCGCGCAGGGCCTTGTCACCGCGCAGGCGGGCCGTTTCGCGCATGTCCTCGCTCAGAGCGCCGTAAAGCCGACTGAGCGTGCTTTGGCGGCTGTCCTGCGCGGCAATGCGCATCGGCCCCATGTCTTCGCCGATTGCGCTGCGCAGAGCCTTGAGGTCCGACCAGGACAGTCCGCCGCCCGCATCGCCGAGCGCGTCAAGCATCCGCTGCGCTTTCGTGTCCTGCATTAGCGCGGCAAGCTTCGGATTGCTTGAGAACTGCGCGTTGATCTCTTCCAGCGCCGAGACAGTGTTGTTCACGCTGGCAGGTGTGTCTTTGCCGATCGGGATGGCGTCGTAAGCCTTGCCGACTACGCCGCGATCCAGCGAGTTGCCCTTTTGACCCTTGGCGCGCTCAATCCAGCGCCGAGCGCCGCGCTGCAGCGCCTCGCCGGTCACCTCGTCCGAGCCAGCACCTCCGAAAGTCGAAGCGACGTCATCAAGCGCGCCGGTGACCTGGTCGCGCGTCCGGTTGCGCGCCTGCTCCATCACGCCCGCAGATCCAAGCTGGCTGTCCAGCCCGCGCTCGATTGCCTTGGCACCGCGCCCGCGCGTGTCACCGATCGACAGATCAATGCCGTAGCGCTGGGCGCGCTCCATTTTCTGCGCCGGGGTGAGATTTTCCGTGGCCGCGTCCGCAGCATTGCCTGCGCCGCCGCGCCGGAACCGCTCCACGATCGCGCCGCCGATCTTGTTGCCCACATAAGCGCCCGCAGCGCCGCCGAGCGCGCCAGCAGCGCGGTTCTCGTTGCCCTCCCCCGCACCGTAGGCCGCGCCATAGCCGACCTCGCCCGCGAGAGCTCCGCGCCCAAGCGCCTGCGCCGCGCGGGCCGCGGGAACCATTGCCAGCGCGCCTCCTGTCACCTCGCCGGCGAAGGATGCAACCGGATTGGTCTCGCGCAGCCTGTCCTTCACCGCCTGCGCGTTCTGGCTGTTTCCGCCCGCTAGTTCATCGAGCGTGCCCGCCGTGAGCGCATTGGCAGCGCCCACCGCATAGGCCGCGCCGCTGTCACCGATCGCGCCGCGCACCGCATTGGCGGCATCGCCAAGCGCGCCGGTGTCGCCGCTCGGGCTGGGCGTCCACTGAACCGGTGCGCCCTCCTCGCGCCTGCGCAACAGGTCGTCGATTCCCTCCATTGCCGAAAGGGGCTGCTTGCCCGCCTCGCGCAGCAGCGCGTCGATTTCGTCAAGCGAAGCGCCACGGTCCCATGCCGACTGCACCCGCTGCGTGACGGCAATGTCCTCGTCGGTGATGGTCGGATCGCCCGGGCTGGCGATGTCGCCTCCGGGAAGCGCGCCTTCGGGGTCGTCGTCCTCTTTGCGGCCGAACATATTGAACTGCGTGTCGCGGTAATACTGTTCGACCTCGGCGGCTTCCTCGGGCGTCAAGCGCCCCGCCTCGACCGCAGCCTGACGCTCGGCAGGGGAGCCGAACATGATGTCGAGATAGATGTTGTTCAGTTGGCTGAGGTTCTCGCGCAGGATTTCGCCCGACTGCGTGATGTCGAACGAGCCGAGCGTATCCTCAAGCATCGCCTGCTGCTGAACGGGCACCTGACCAAGCGCGCCGCCGGTGGGGGAGTTGTCGCGCATATCCTGCAGGCGGTCCAAGCCGATATTGCGCTTCAAGTCCTCGATCTGGCGCGTGAAATTGTATTCGTCGGTCCCCGGCACCTTGGACTGCGCAAGGCGCGCAACCGCAGGCATGGTCCCCTCGCCTTGGGACATGCGGTCAAGGTAATCGAGCGCGCGGGTGGTGGAGCGCAGAACCGTCTGCCCGGCGCGCTGATACGCTTCCTGACGCCCCAGGTTCTTGCGTTCGGTTTCCTCAAGGTCGCGCTGCTCTTTTCGCGCAGCCCGCGCTTCTGCCTCTTGAGCAAGCCTGACCCGCTCGGCCTCAAGCGCAAGGCGCTGGCCTTGTTCGGGATCGGGCAGCGACAGCACCGGGCGCGGCGGGCCGCTTTGCGGCGCGGGCGCGGGGCGCGTCGGCTGCGCAGGTGCTGTAACTTTCTGACCGGGCCATTGCTGGCTCATCGCACATACTCCTCGCCCTGCGGCGTGATGTAGCGCGTGCCGGGGGGCAGCATTTGCGCCTGTTCGGGCGTGCTCACGCGCACGGTCGACCCGGTTGCGCGGATCACCGCGTCGGCCTCGTCAGCGCCGTTCTGGCGGGCGATCTCCATGTATCGTTCAAACGGCATGAGGCTGGTCGGCCCCGCCCGCGAACCGTTAGGATCACCTCCCCTCTGGCTGGTGTTGGAGCGACCGCCCGTGGCGAAATCGCTCTTGCGATAAACATCGCCGCCCGCATCGACCGTGACGAGATCGGGCGCGCCTTCATTGGCAAGCACCTGCTCGGCCAGGTCGTCGCGGCCAATCGACCGGAGATAATCGACCTTGGACTGCAGGGCCGTAGTCTTGTCGTCGGGCGCGACTTTGCCATAGGTCTCGGCGAACTTGTCGGGCTGCAGGCTGGCCAGCACGAACGCGATCATGCCCGTTGCCGCTTTGCGCTCGGCGGGGTTGTCGCTTTCCAGCGCAGCAAGGATCGCTTCGTCCTGCGGGTCGGCCATGCCAGCCTCGCGGTCGGCCTGCACCCGTTCGCGCATATAGGCCGCAGCTCCCTCCTCGTCACCGGCCTGCGCGCGGGCGTAGACCGTCCCGAGCCCGGTCAGGACGTCGCGCCGCTCGTCTTCCTCAAGCCTGTCGAACGTGTCCTTCATGCCTTTCGACATTTCGGGGAACCGATCGCGCAGCGCGAGAATCTGGCGCGGATTGCCCGACAGGAACGCCCGGTCGCGCGCGTCCTCGAACTCGGCCTGCTGGCGGGCTTGCACTTCCGCCATCTGCTGCTGCTGCGCAGCGGCGTTCTGGCGCAGTTCGGTCTCGGCCTGCTGCTGCTGCAGGAAGGCGTCCTCGATCATCTGCTGGCGCAGGTCGGGGACAAGGCCTTGCCCCGCGCGAATGATGTTGGCGTAATCAAGCTGCATCAGAACTTGATCTTTCCGAGGAGTTCGCCGAACGCGGTCCCCAAGTTCTGATAGTTCTGCGCGTTCACCCCGCCGCGAATGAGCGCGTCCTGCGCAAACGCCCCGGCCCCGAGATTGCGCTGCGCGTTCTGATCCCGAACCGACTGCGCGCCGAAATTGCCAAGCGCCTGATCGGATCCCATTCCGATCCCGATGGCCCCGCTGTAATCGCTGATCTGCTGGCGGATCACGTCCGAAAGCACGTCCTCCCCGACATCGAAAAACGCGCGCTGTCCATTCCCGCCGCGCAGGCCGCCAGTCGCGCTCAATGCCGCGCCCGTTGCCTCCATGCCGTTGCGCATCAGGGACTGATAGAGCGGACTTTCGCGCAAGGCGGAGATAGCCTCTGCCTGCGCATCGTTGCCGTCGAGACCGATAAGCCCGCGAAAGCCGCCAATCGCATCCTCGCCAAGCTGCTGCTCGCTGGCGAAGTCAGCGCGGGTCAGGTCGAACTGGCGCGCGTTTTCCTCGATGCCCTTGAGCTCGGCTTCATACTGCAGGCGCGCAGCCTCGCGGCTTGCCTTCTTCGAGGAACCACCCCCGAAAAGCCCACCGACTACGCTTCCGATTGCTGATAGAAGGCCCATGTCCTGCCCATGTTGCTGCGATCGCAGGACAGGTTTTCGCACCCCTTGCAGCGCGCGGCTATTTCGCCTTTTTACGCGATCCTTACGCGCAAATCGGAGCCGTCGCGATAAACCCCGCCGATCGGCACTCCGCCCGTCGCTGCCGCTGCGTCGTCGGCATAATCACCGAGCCCGGACAGATTCGGCGCGTCGAGGGTCTTGTTCTCCAGCGTCTCTGCCTGCGCGCGGGTCGCCAGTGTTCCGACAGTCGGAAGCGCCAGCACGGTCGGCCCTGCGGTCGAAAGCTGCACCTGGTGCCCGCCCGTCGCCGCCACGGCTGCGGACAGCTTCACGATGCCGTCCTCGCTGGTGTCGATCTCCAATCCCGGCCCCAAGGCGAGGACGCGCTCGTTCGGCAGTTCCGCATTAGCCGACAGCGTGACAAAGGCCGCGTTCTCAAGCCGTCCGGTCGCCGCCACATTTGCAGTCACCGCCTCGCTGGTATCGGCAACGCGATCCTGAATGGTCTCGAACTGCTTGACCGCCCGCATATTGCCGTCGAACACCCCGTGTAGCACGTCGCGCGTGATGAAGAAGGTCTGGTCACTCATGCGGTCAGCGCCTCCCCGTTGATGTCGCAGCGCGCGATTGACACGCGCCCATTGCCCCGGAACCGCGCGCCACTCATCGCGGGCATACGAACCTGCGGCCGCCACAGGCAACGCTCCCCGCGATAGCCCTGCATCCGCCGCGCAACCTCGTTCGACCACACCTCGCCGTCACGCGTCACCGACAGGAAAACCGTGCTTTCGCGGTCAAGCGGGAATTGCCCGGTCAGCTCGATTTCCTCCAGCACCAGGCCGGTCCCGGCGTTGTAAAGCAGCCCGACGTCGAACTGCCATTCCGCGATCTCGCCGAAATGCTCGGTGATGCTATCGGACAGCACGCCGAGCGCGCTGCTTTCGCAGTCGCCGACGACATGGCGCGATCCGTCCCACACTGCGCGCCGCGGGCGATAGCCGTCGAACCGTCCCGAGTGAAGGATCGTCCAAAGCCGCGTCTGCGCCTGCACCGTCGTGCGAATCTTCATCATTGCCGAGGCGTCGGGCGTGTGAACGATCAGGTGGTCGTCCTCGCCAAACCGCCGCGCCTCGACCTCGATCAGCGCCTCGTCAACCCCCTCGAACAGCTCCTCGATCTCGCGCGTGCTGATCCGCACCGCCGTGCCGCCCGAGACGACGAACACGCCAAGCGGTTCCATCCTGCCGCTGCCGACAAAGGCAAGCGTGCCGCCGATCTGGCATTTCGCGTTAGGGCCGACGCAGCCGAACGGGATGGCCGAGCCGCGCACATTGCGAAACGGAAAGCCCTGCGTGCCGGCATTCTGGAAGAACTGGATGGTGTGCCGCCCGACGACGACCATTTCCTCGTTCATGTTTTCCACCCCGGTGACGGGATCCGGGTCGGTCTCCGCGCTGCCATAGCGCAGCGGGTCGATTGATGTCGGGTCGAGCAGGTCGGTGACGATCGGGAACTCCCCATCGGTCAACGCGAAATAGCCGTCGATCCACGCCACGTCCTCGACCGTGCCAAGGTCGGGGTCAGTCACTTCGGTCAGCGCGCTGCCATCCCAATAGAACAGACGCCCGTCGCTGACGATAGCGAGCCGGTCGAAGCTGTATGCCATGCGCACCAGCGACGAGCCGCCGACATCGCCGAGCGTGGTGATGGTCGATCCCGCGACCGTGACCAGCTTTGTGCCCATCACGCGATAATGCACGCCATTCCAGTAGATGCCGCCGCGGTCCATGCCCGGGCCGGTGGCGAGAACGGACACGCCGCGCGTCGAGACAAGCTGCCCCTGCGAGACGCCACTTTCGACGACGCGGTGCTCCAGGTTGGTCGGGTAGGACGTGGCAAAGCCGCCGTCCTGCAGCTTCACGCCTGTCTGGATCGGAACCTGCATCAGTCGCTCGTATTGTCGAAAAAGGGTCCGTATCCGATGGAGTTGCGATAGCGCGCCCCGGCCCCGCGCGGCGTGCCGTCAGCGTATTTTGCCGCCGGGATGGTGACGACCGCAGAGCAAAGCTGCGAATAGGCCCGATTGCGCGCCTTCATGGTGTGCGGGGAAAGCGTCTTGCCGATGGTCGGGGCGAGGCGTTCGGCGAGCATCAGCCCGACAGCCTCAAGCCACTTCCGGTCGATCCCGCTTTCCGCCTCGACGCGGTTGCCTTCGCCGCCGTCCTGCTGGACATAGCCGAGCTTGTCGAACGGACTTTCGAGCATCATCGAGGACAGGATTTCGACCCCCGTCGCATATTCCTCCTCGGTGCGAGCGAACATGGAGTCCTTGAGCCCGAGCGAACGATAGGCGCGATCGATGATCTCGCGGTTCGTCGGGCCGGAAGGGATGGGGATCGTGGTGGTCATTCGCCGTCGCTGCTCTTGCGCGACCGCCCCCGCTTGGGCTTCGGCGCAAGGATGTCGTCGGCCTCCTGCCAGCCATCGGTTGCGGCGATCTCGGCCTCCTCCTTGTCGGCGACGGTCAGCGTTTCGAACGTCGCGTCGGCGAGCGTGACATGGCCGTCCTTGGCCGCGCGATAAAGCATTCGCGGAAACTGCATCAGATGCCCTCCCCGGGAGTGATGAACAGGTCGCCATCCGCCGCGCTGGCGATGGTGGCGTATTTCTTCGGACCGCGGCCCACGGTGATGCGGATCATGTCGCCGGGCGGAATGGGCATTGCGCCGGGATTGCCGCTGGTCGGGATCGCCGCGGTCGGGCCGGTGTCGGCGGGGCCGTTCAGTTTGCGGCACGTCCAGTAAACGGTCGCGGTCGCGCTGGAATTGTAGAGCACGACCTGCGCGACGGAGTCGGGCAGAGACCCACCCGCGCTGCCCGTTGCGTTCGCCTGGATGATCGTGGTCGATTCGCCGGGGTCGAATGCTTGCATCGCCTTGCCTTTCAGAAAAGGGGGAGGGCGGGAGCCGAAGCCCCCGCCCTCAATGTCACTGGTTCGCGATGATGAGACCGCACTGCTCGGGGTCGAGCACCGTGGTCGCATACAGGGTCGTGAACCGAACCGTGGTGATGCCGGTAAGGTGGTCGAACGAATACGACATGATGAGCGGCACGCCGTTTTTCGTGTTCGCCGTCTTGACCAGCGCGCCTTCGTTCTGCGGGAACGCCAGCTTGCCGTAGTCGAGGCAAACCGCGCCCTGCGCCCAGAAAGCGTTGATCGGCTTGGTCGCGGTGTTCAGGAACGTGAGCGCGGCATTGTCGGCCGGGGCCGCCGTCACGTTCTGATACGGGCCGTCGTCAATGATCGCAGGGGTGATCGTGAGGTTCGCCCCGCTGCCAGCCACCGACACGACCCGGAACGTCATGAGCTGCCCGGTGTCGCTCTTGTCGATTTGGTGCACCGCATTGACGCCTTCGATGGTGAAGGTGTCGCCCGCCTTGATGTTGGCGACGTTCGCCCCATCGACGTTCAGCACCATGCGCCGGTTGTCCTGCGGCAGATCGCCGTCCATCGCCGCGACCGTCAGTGCCTGCGAAGCGCCGTTGACGAGCGTGCTTGCCACAGTGCCAGCCGCCGTGAGGTTCGCCACGTTGTCGGTGCGGAACGTGCGGAAGCCCGCAATGTCGGGAACCTTGCTGCGCTCATACGCCGACAGGTTGGTATCGCCGAGATAGGCACGGTTACCGAGATCCTTGGCGATGTCCTTGTGGTCGAACGGATTGAGGAACAGCTTGCGGTCACGGCCCGCGCCGATCCCTCGCGAGATCATCAATGCCTCAGCCTGTGCACCGTCGTCCCAGGTCAGCGCGCCGGTCTTCTTGACGACGACCCCCGCCTGCGATGCGATGGTCGAATAGAGGTTCTTGTCGATCTCGGCGGCGAGACGCTGCGAAGCCGCACGCCCCATGCGAGCCTTGTGCTCGGGGTCGCGCATTTCCTTGGCGTCGAGCTGGAATACCACGTTGTCCGGCTGCCGGAACACGGTCGGGACCATGCGCTGGATCACGTCGGTCTTGGTCGCACCGGACACGTCGAGGCCGGTCACGACATCGGCGTGGTAGTTCTGCATCTTGTAGAACGTATCACCGGCCCGCTGCATATCCTGCGGCGAGGGGTAGGACGTTTCGGCTTCCATCGAGATGACGCAGGACGCGTCGTAACCCTCGATGTATTCCTCGAACATGATTTCGAGGTCTTTCGCAAGCGAGTTTGCCATTTTTCAAGCTCCGTGAATCGGGTTCAGAGTCCGGCTGCTCGCTTCGCTGCAAAATACTCGGAGTAATCGCCGGTCTTTTGCGCCTTGGCTCGCAGCCGTTCGAGATTGCCGCTGCTCGCGGGGGTCTTGCCCCGAATGTCACGGTCGGGAGCGGGCTTCGCTCGTTTCGTCATCTTGAGTTGCCCTTTCCATTCGCCGAGCTTGAGAGCGGCTTGCGCGAGGTTGAGCTTCGAGAGTTCTTCCAGCTTGGCCGGGGAGCGATGCAGCGCGTAGACGAGCGCCGCGGGCTTCTCGGTCATCAGGATCAGCGCCTGGGTTTCGTTCGACAGGGCCGAGAACACTTCCGCCTCGGCTTCGTCGTAACCCTCCACGCCCAGCGAGGTTTTGTCGGCTTCGTAGGACTGAACCTTCGTCTGCCATTCTTCCTGCCGGCGCTTGTCCGCTTCCTCGACCTCGCGCTTCTGCGCTTCGGCCTTGGCGTTGCGCTCGTTCCAGGCTTTCCATTCGGCCTTGAACTTGTCTTCGTCGTATTCGCAGCCCTCAAGTGTGGGCTCGGGTCCGACGTTGATCGTTTCGGGCTGTTTCCCGCGTTCAAGCTCGGCGATGCGCCTTGCCTGATCCCGGTTCGCCCTGCGCAAATCGCGGATGACGCTGTTGTCACTCTCCGAGGCTGGCGCTGCCTCGTATTCCTCGCCCTCGAATCCGATGAAGGTTTCCTCGCCTTCCTCGTCCTCGTCGGGCTCGGCTGCCTCGTCGTCGGGCTCCTGGGGCTCGTCCTCGATTTCGAGTTCGTCTTCCAGTTCCAGCACGTCTTCGGCTTCGTCTGCCATGCTCTACTCCTGCCTCACTGCTTCACGGCGCAGCGGTTGCCGACAGGTGGCAGGATATTAGGGGGAAACGGCCGGGGCTATTTCGCCTTTTCAGGCTGCGTTCTGGCCCCGCATCAGGATCGTTTTGACCATCGTTTCCGCCGTTTCCGCGCGCGTTTTCTCGGTGTCGGCGGCGGTGTTCTCGGCGTCGGCAAGCGTCTCGATCGTCTCCGCTTCGGTCTTCTTGACGTCGGCAAGCCGCGCCGCCGTTTCCGCCTCGACAAGCTGCTGCGTCGGGTCTGGCTCTTGGTTCTCGGACGCCGCTTGCGCCGCTGCGATTTCGTCCTCGGTCGGCTGCACCAGCCCAATCGAAAGTGCGCGCTGCCGTGCCCATGCGATGAAGTCGTCGGAGCCTTCGCCGTCGGTGTTCATCACGGCCGTCAGAAGCGCGGCTTGCGCCAGTTCGGTGTCACCAATCGTCCCGGCCGCCGTTGCCACGTTCATCATCGCGCGCACGGTCTTGTCCCGGCGCGTCGCGGTTGCCTCGGTGACGGACACGATGACCTTGTAGCGCGCGCCCTGAAAATCGTTGACGACGCGCTGTTTCGCCGTGTCCTTGTCGGTCACCATCTTCTTGAGAACCGCAACGCCGTCATCGCCGTCCTCGGTCATCAGTTCGACCTTGCGGCCCTTCTCGGAATAGACCTCGCGGGACATGCCGAAATAGACCTCGCCCTCGCGCTTCACCGACTGCGCGATGTTGTCGAGATAGATCCCTGATTTCGCATCGACGCGGGTTGCCGCAAGTTCCATCGCCTCGGCGCTGGTGTTGGCGCGGATTTCGTCGGCCCCGTCCTGCGCATCCTCGGCCAGCGATTGCCCGGTATACTGGATGATCGCCGCAAGCGCAGGCGGAAGGTCGGGCGGCTTGAGATAGGCGAGCGGGCCTTGCGCCGCGATCGATCCGTCCTCGTTGCGCAGCGGCTCGGCGAGAAGGTAGGGGCTGCGGTCGATGTTTGCGCGCGCCCAAATGTCGGGCAGGAGGCCGGTTATCTGTTCCGGCGCGAAGATCGGAACCTCGCGCGGCGACAGGCTGTTCATTTCGGCGAGCTTGGAAACGCTGGTATTGTGCAGGCGCTGGTCGTCCATGCGCGGCTGCACGATGCCTTCCCAGCGCTCCATCCCCTCGACGAAATAGCGCTTGCCATAGACCGGGATAATCGGGATCTGATCGCCCGCGATATAGCCGCGATCCTCCAGCACCTCGGCCCCGCTCATGATATACTTGTGCACCCGGCGGCGCTTCCTGCGCTGGCGCTTGTCAACGTATCCGTCGCGCGAAAAGCGGGCCAGTTCGCCTTCCATCAGGTCGGACGCAAAGACGCGCTTCTGCTCGCCGCTGATCGAATGCGTGAGGACGTGCAGCGTCTCGGTGACTTCCTCGATCTCGTAATATTCCGCGACCGCCACCGTGTCGGGCTGGAACCAGTCGCGCATTCGCCAGGTCGTGCCTTCGGGCCATTCTACGGCGCTGGCGTCGGGATACATTTCCTCGAACGCATCGCGCGACAATGCAACCCGGATGAAGGCAAAGCGGGCGTCGGACTTGTCATAGAGGCGCGAGTTCGTATCGAAAAACACGCTTTGGTCGGCGTCGACGATAACCGACGCAGGGTTGATGCGCTGGTGGTCGTTCTCGGGATTGCTCTCGTCCTCCCATTCGTTCGTCACGCGATACGCGCCAAAGCCCCCGGTGACTGCCTCGAACACGGCGTTATCGCGGGCTTGCTGGCTCTTGAAACGATAGGAGTCGGCGCGGTGCATCCCGTCGAGCGTGTCGGCGGTTTCCTTGTCGGCATCGGGGCCGTCGGGGCGGAAATCGGGGACGATACGGTTTTCGCGGTAATCGGTTTCGACCTTGCGCACGGCGCGGCGCAGCTTGTCGGATTCGATCTTGATCGCGTTCTCGAACTGCTCGCCCCACTCGCCGTCCCATTGCGCGCCGGGGATGGAGACGAACCGCCGCGCTTCAAGCGACTTGGTGCGGAGTTCCTGCTGGTCCCATGCAACGTCGTCGAACCGGCGCATGGCGCGGCGATGGACTTCGCCGAGACGGTCTTCGTCGGTGTCGATCTCGTCGAGCGCGGTGTCGTGATCCAGCGGCATGAGCGCCGGTTTACCCTGCGGACAGGGCCGCGCGCTATTTCGCCTTTTCTAGCGCATGCAAGGTGGTCTTGAGAACGATCGGACCAGATGGCCCTTCGATTGAAAGGGTGGCCCCAAGCTCGACGCCAGAAGCCAGGTCTTCTGACAACTCGTCGCACAGATCGGAAAAGCCTCTCATCGCTCGCTCGCGAAACGAAAGGGGCCGCTCCCCAGAAAAAGCAAGTCCTCGCGACGCAAGTATGGCTTTCAATTCGTTCATCGTCCTTCTCCCCAGTTCTTGCGTGCGCAGCACATCCGCTTTCGTCATATGGGCAAAATCCCATACACTCGTCATGCCGCGGTTCAGGGTGCAGTTCATCAGCCGCGTGCTCATCGTTTCGCAACCGAGGCTGCGCTTGATCGCTGGGTAGTTCCTGGGAATGCGGTCCATGGTTTTCCCTTACCTCATCTGCGGAACGCTGTCACGGTCGGCGGCACGCGGACGGGCGCTGACTGCCGCTCGGCCCGCGCGAACTGCACGTCGTGGATCGCGTCGAACATCGGGTCGAGCTGGTCGTCGTGCGCGCCGGACGGGAACGCCTCGGCCTCGGTCACGAACGCCTCAAGCCACGGCGTCCAGCGCGGCAGCAGCACGTTGCCGCTCTCGATGAACGGCGCTGCATCGAAGGCGCGGCTCACCTTGTCGCGGTCGCGCTTGATCGGCAGGATCGGCACACCTTCGCGGCGCAGCGTCTGGATCAGCCCGGTCCCGCTTACCTTGTCCTCGACCTTCATCGCCCGCAGCGGCGCGCCTGCCGTGTCCTTGTGCTTGAGCCAGAACGCGCGCGCTTCGGAAAGCAGTTCGGGAGCCTCCCACTTGCCCCGGTGCAGGTCGAGCAGCACGGCCTGGCCCGTCGTCGAGCGGCCCCATAGCTCGAACACGGAATAGTCGTTTTCCTGCCCGGTCTTCTGCGCCGTATCGGCATAGATCGCGCGCCATTCCAGCGCCGGGGCCTGCTCGTAAGTTCCGAACCACTGGCCCTTGATGATCCCGCCGCCGCGAGGGGTCGGGCGCTGCTGCAACTGGCCTGCGACCGCATAGCTGCCCATCGTCGCCTCAAGGTCGCGCACCTGCTGTTCGGGGAAGCGCTCGGGGAACATCAGCTCGCCGTCCTCGGTGCGCGGATCACCTTCGCCGAATGCCCATTTCGACCGGCCCGGCTCATAGCGCATCGGGATGCACAAGTGGTCATAACCGAGCTCTATCGCGATTGCCGAGACGTCCGCTTCGTTCAGCCTCTGCATGATAATGACAATTGCGGAATCGTCGTTATTGACCCGGCTCGGCAAGGCTTCGCGAAAGGTCAGCAGGTCGGCTTCGAGCTTGGCCCGGCTGTTCGCGTCGTCCACGCTGTGCGGGTCGTCGAGGATCACGCGGTCGCCGCGGCTGCCGGTCATGCTGGTGAAGGCCATCGCTTCGCGGAATCCCGTCGCATCGCTCTCGAACTTGGTCTTGGCGTTCTGGTCGCTGGTGAGCGCGATCGGCCAGCGCTCCTGGAACCACGCGGACTGGATCAGCCGGCGGCATTTCATGTTGTCGCGGACGGCCAGTTCCTGCTTGTGCGCAGTGGCGAGGTAGCGCAGGTTCGGCCTGCCCTGCGGCCCCCACTCCCAGGCGGGCCAGATCACGCCGGTGAGCAGCGATTTCATGGAACCCGGCGGGACGTTCATCAGCAGGCGCTTGCTTTCGCCGTGCGTCACCGCTTCCAGATGCGCGCAGATCAGGTCGAGCACCCATCCCCACTTGAGATCGGTGGCCGGTTCGAGGACGTGCCAGCACGCCTTGGCGAACTCGGCGAGGCTGCGGCGGCACAGTTCCTTTTCGCAGGCGAGGATGTCAGCTTCAGTCAGGATCACCGCGCGTCACTTCAAGTTCGCGGCGAAGCTCCCGGGCGGCGGCGTTCGCTCTTTGCTGGACACGGGCAGCATGGCGTCGCGCGTCGCGCAAATATCGCCAATGCACCCAGAACCTTTCTATGTCCGACGCACAGACGGTCAGCGCGCCGAGGACAGCGACTGCGAACAAGGCGAACTCCTCGCTCATTCGCCTTCCCCCTTGTCGGTTAGGTGGTCGCCGCGTTCGATGGCGTCGGCTGCGACCTCATTCATCCACTCTACCAAGGTAGCGGGCCTGAAAATCGCCATGATTCCTAAACTAAGCCGCAGCGAAAATGTCGCTGTGGGCGCGCGGCGTGGCAGTTTAAGCCAAGCCACCACAGCCGCGCGCTCTTTTTCGGCTTCAGTCATTCACCCGCCTCCTGCCTGCGCTTGGCTTCGACGACCTCTTTCAACGCGGCCTCGGACAGGGCCGTGGGGTCGAGCGTGACGGGTGTCGGCATGGGATTGGCCGGGTCGGATCCGAGCAGCCGTCGCTCCACGTATTTGTGAGGGCGATGCGCCTTGAGCAGTATTTCGAGCATTCGGTCGCTGCTGTCGATTGCGCGGTCCCGCGCGACCTTCTCCAGCTCGTCGATTGCCTCCTCCTCGGCGTCCTCCCAAGCTGCGGCAAAATCCGGGTCGGCATCCCTCCAATTGTAGAACGTCTGCCGGTTCATCCCCGCCGCGCGCGCCGAATGCGAGATGTTTCCCGTCGCCCGCAATTCAGCGAGGAAAGTTTCACGCGCGCGATCTGTCGATTTTGCCGATCGGGTTGCCATAGCGTTCAATCCTTAAACCTCTGATCGGGGATGGTCGATTTCGCTTTTCCAGCCTTGCGCAGTCGCAGCTTGGATAGGCGATCGTAGGCGGCTTTGGCCGTCATGCCTTCGCGTTGTGCGAATGCGCGGATGCTGGATTTGCGGTGAGCGGCGCGGATAAGCTTCCGATCGAGCGCGGGTGTCCACTTGACGTAGACGCGGGAATGAGCGCGGCGCTGAATGATGGTTTCGAGGATGTCGGTTTCCTCGTCACGCAGGGCGCGCTGGCGGGAAAGCTCATCGAGCCAGCGCGTGACGATCTCGGTGCGAACAGCGATGGTTCCGGCCTGGGTGTTCATTGCCAGAACCTCCACCACGGACGCTTTCGGGGGGTCAGCCCGACAAAGACTTCGACGCAACCGTTCTCTTCGGGCTTCCGTAGTCGCATGAGGTCTTGGCTCGCTCGTTCGAGAGCCTGTGCCTGCGCGAGGAGCGCCTCCTCTTGCGCCAGTTTCATGATGCGCCGTTCATGCCGGTCCTTCACCCAAGGGCCCCAGCTTCGATAATCGTGTCTCATCGCTTGTCCTTTGCCGGAAGGTTTCGTTCGAGCCGCGACGCCTCTGCCTTGCGCCCGGCCTTGCGCAGCGCATTGGCTGCTCGCCGGATGTCCGCATCGCGAACGGTGGTTTCCGATCCTGACCGTTTAGCCATTACGATTGATCCTTTCCGATCATGCCAACGCTACTCGCAGACGCGGCGCATCCAGCGCCAGCGCGCTGCGAAAGTAGCGCAGGGGGGTATGGGGGGGTTCACTTTCGCAACCTTTCGCAACCTTTCGCATCAATGATTTCAAGCACTTACTCATGTCACTTTCGCACTTTCGCATCACTTTCGCAAAGTCCCATATCTAGTGTTTTCAATGACTTACGAGACCCACTTTCGCACTTTCGCAAACCCTAATTCGGCCATTTTGCCACCTTCAACCCGATCAGATTGCGGTGCTTGTCGCACATTTCGGAGGCCAGTTTTCCGCCAATCATCCATTCGTCGAGGTGGTCTGACGCGGCCTTTTTGCCGATGCCGAACTCCTGTCGGAGCCAGTTTGGAAGGAACCGTGCGCGCGCATTGGCAGAGGCGCTGAACGGGTTGCCCTGCTCCCACCGCCGGGCGATTTCCTCGAACACTTCGCCTTCCTGCGCAGCGGTCAGCCTGCCCGTCGCATTCTTCAATTCGCGCACGCCTTCGCTGCAATCCTCGAGCAGGCCGGACTCGGCGCGCAGGTAGGTGTGAACCTCCCAATCGTGCTCGTCGTTCGACTTGACGACCGCGCCGTTTATGACCCGCTTGGGCTGGTGTTCGACGCCAAGCTCCTGGCAGATACGGCGGCTGTCGTCCTCGCCTGCGCCCCACAGGGCATAGGTGGCACGTGCGCCGTCGATGAGGGCGGTCGAGCCTCGGATTGCCTCACGTGCCGCGTCGGAGCTGTCGATCTTCGACATGCCTTCCTTGCGCATGTGGTGGCAGGCAATCACGCTGGCCCCGGTTTCGGCGCATATCTGCGCGAACGACGACCACATGAACTGCCCGGCGGCCGGATCCTTGGTGATGTCGGCAGTGACGAACGCCTGCAGCGGATCAATGATGACAAGGCGCAGGTCGGGGATGCGGCGAAGCTGGTTGAGCAGCGCGTCGAACTTGTCGGTCCGGCGCATTTCCCCGCGGTCGCCGGATACCAGCGGCATCGGCCCACCGACTTCGGGCAGCGGCACGACGAACACGCGGCCTTGTGCGGCTTCGCGCCGCCCGCCCGGGTCGATCTTTTCCAAGCGGCGATGGATGCTGTCCTTGCTGTCCTCGGCACTCAGGACGACCACCGAACCGCGCGCGACGACTTCGCCGCCAAGGATGCGCCGCGATGAACCACTGGTGATCTCGGCTGCTATCTCCAGCGCAAGATCGAGCGCGATGAAGCTCTTGCCGATGCCGCCAAGCGCCGCAAACAGCGCCGGGACGCCCTGCGGGATGGTGTTCTGGCACAGCCACTCGATTGGCGGGGCGCTGCCCTGGAACCGGTCGGATGACCATTCGGTGATGTCGAATCCGAGCGGGTCGGTCTCGCTTTCAGGCTCGTCGATGAAATCCGGCACGATCTCCGGCTCCTGTTCGGGGTCGGGCCCCTCGGGCGGCTCGGTCCAGCCCGGGTCATCCGTTTGCACGGGCGGCGGGGGCGGGGTGGGCGCAGTCGCGCGGCGCTCGGCGTAGAGCTGGCGAAATGCGCTTTTCTGGTCGCCCTGGTGCTCGAAATGCAGGAACAGGTCGTAGGCATCGCCATAGCACCCGGCACGGCAGGACTGCCCGACGCCGGATGCAGCGTCGGAAGCCGACAGGCTGACCCACTTGTCGCCGATGACGCGGGTCGCATAGGAACCGCTTGTCTGCATCGGGGATCGCCAGTCGTCGCCGTTGCGCGGGCACTGCTCGTAGCCGTAAAGCTGGAGCAGGTCGGCGACGGAATTGTTCAGGTTGAACTCGTCGATGATCGAGCCCCCGTCGCTGTGCGCGCGGTTCGTCCGGCGCTGCTCGGCCTCGGCGCGCAGCCTTGCCCGCTCGCGTTCGTCGGCTTCGCGCTCGCGCTTGATGAGGGCGATCTCCTCGGCGAAGATTCCGGCAGCGATGTCGAGCGCGGGCTTGTCGAGGCCGGACGTGGCGCGCGCAAAGAAGCGGGGCTTGCCGCTTTCATCGCGCAGCATTTCGCCGGTCTTCTCGTGATGATCGGGGACATTGGGCAGGTAGACCGGCTGCCCGGCTCGTTCGAGGGCGCGGTCGCATTCCAGCCCGAACCGTTCGAGGATGCGAAACAGCGCGTTCTGCGCATCGTTCCAGACTTCGAACGGCAAATAGCGGTGCGTCGGGATGATGACGCGCCAGCGCATGTCGCCGGGGCAGGCGTGCGCGCTGGAATAGACCAGCCACGCCGCGTCCTTGACCACGCCTTCGACGACGCCGCGCACCGTGTCGAGCGAGGCGTTGCCGGTGTCGATGTCGGCCGCAAGCGCGACGAATGCACCATGCTCCTGCTGGACCTTGTGAGCGCGCGCGTCGTGCTCGGCATAGATCGACGGGATGCAGGCCAATCCCTCCATCTTGGAGGCAGCGCCCGGCTCCATCGTGAAGATGTCGCGCAGGGCGAGCGTGTCGTAGGGCTGCCCGGCGGATGAGTGCGGGTTCGGCGCGTCCTGCCCGTCGCGCCTGATCGTAACCGCGTGTGTATCGCGCGCACCTGCAAAGGTCACGATTGCGCGACCGTGCCATTCCTGGCCGATGTCGGGCTTAAGCGAAGAGGTCATGCTGCGCCTCCTCGGATGATCCCCAATCGAGCGCCGAGAGATAGGAACGCTGTAGCTGCCACCACCGGGTCCACGCCGTTTCCTGTCGCTCGAAGCCGCTCAACCCTGTGGGCCATCGCATCAATGCCTCTACGAAGATGGGATTCAGCTTCCTCTTGGCTGAGGGCTGGTTGGAGTTCGGGGAAGCGGTCGAGGACTTCGATCCATCGAAGGTCGCTGGGGCCGGGGATGACGGCGGGAGGCAATGGTCGACCCAATCCGCCGAGGCCACTGCCAGCGGCATCCCCGCTCCGTTGCCGTTGCCATGTTTGGCCTTCAACCGCGCTGCCCGCGCTTTCCATGTCGCCGGGTCTTCCCCGTCGTTCATCACGTTCGCATCCGGCCCCGGCCAACTCGCCGCCTGTCCCGGCAACGGCACGTCGCCCTTGCTGCCCCGCATGTTCGGGCCAGCCTTCTCCGGGCCCGACGCCTTCGGGCTGGACCACTTCTGCGAAGTCTCCACTGCCTGCCCGGTCAGAAGCAATTCGTCCGACCTCGCCCCGCCGCGCGTCATCCGGGTGCCGTCCGTCACCGCGACCGAGGGGGCTTCCCGATGCTCGCCTTGCCCCGCCAGTCCGTTGCGCGGATCGTCCGAAATCTGCCCCCGCTTCTCCGGGTCGTTGCATCTCGGCGCGGCCCATTGGTTCTGCACAAAGCTCGCCAAGCTCTCCGCCGACGCTTCTTTGTTGCAGGTCGCCCCCTGCGCGTGGAAGTCGCGCGTCGACGCGCTCGGCCATGATGAACAGTCGCTCGCGCCGCATGGTGTTGCCGGTTTCGGCCGACGAGAATATTCCGCTCGCAACGCGGTAGCCCAGTCCTTCCAGTGCCGGGACGATGGCTCCGAGCTGTCCGTCCGCGTTCCCCGGCACGTTCTCTCTGAACACAACATCAGGCCGGCACTCGGCGGCAAGCCGGCAGACCTCGGCGGCGAGAAAGCGCTCACCATCGGCCCCGGCGCGCTTTCCGGCGACGGAATTGTCTTGGCATGGGTCTCCCGAAGCGAGGATATGAACAAGGCCACGCCACGGTCGAGCGTCGAAGGTGAGCATGTCAGACCAGACAGGAGCCGGATGAAACCACCCTGCTTCCATCGACGCGACCAAGCTTGCGGCGGCTGCGGCTTCCCTCTCCACGTAACAGACCCCTCGGCCAGCCTCTCCGAGACGGTCGAGAGCGAGCTGCACGCCGAGTTCAAGCCCTCCGACGCCTGCGCACAGGGACAGGATGTTTCGCACGCGATGTTCGGGACGTAGAGCCACACTATGCCACCTCCCGTTCATACCGGGCCAGCGTGTCGTCGCCGATGTGCCCGTGCTGGTGCGCGATCTCTGCGAACTCAAGCCGCTTTTCCGGCGTCGGCTGCGCATCGACGATTGCCCGGATCAGCGCGCGCGCCGGGTCGATGAAGGGGCGGGCGGTCATGCGGCGCTCCCGAACAGTGGGCCAGCGTCCTCGCCGGACGTTTCGCGAATGCGGCGGCAGGCTGCCTCGAAATACTTCGGCTCGCGCTCAATGCCGATGAACTTGCGGCCAATCTGAAGCGCGGCGACACCAGTGGTGCCGGAGCCCATAAAGGGGTCTAGGATTGTCTCGGCGGGGTTTGGCAGGTGGCCGATGCACCACTTCATGACCTCGACAGGCTTTTGCGTGGGATGGTCGCCGCGTTGTGCGCCCTTTTCCCGCAGCATCCCGTGCCACATATACCGGATCAGGCGGGCGGCTTTTGGCAGGTTTGTCCATGCCATTTCGCAATCGGCGAAGTTGTTGTTGCCGTTGACCTTATCCCAAATCAGCCAGCACTTTGCAGCGGGACAATCGTAATAGTTGCCACCGAAGATTATCTGCCAATGGGCCGAATTGCGAACCAAGGCGAGCAATTCAGGCGCAAGCGGGTTACTGTCCCAACTGGTTGCGTCATATTTTGATTGGGCAGCCAACACCCCCCCGCCCATTGTGCCGCTAGAATACGCCCCAATCCCATAAGGCGGGTCGGTAACAACCGCGTCAGCGCGGGGCAGCGTCGGGAGAATGTCCTCGCACGAGCCCAAATACAGGGTCGCGTTGCCGATGATTACAGGCTCGCTCATGGGATCACCTCGATTGCAACCCAGCCCGGCTTTTGCGGCGGGCGATAGTCGAGGATTGGAACGAACCGCGCGTCGTTCACGCCCAGCGCGTCGGCAATGCCGTCGAAGATCGGCTTCATGCGGTTCGGGAAGTTGACCCGATCACCGCGCCGGTCGGGCGGCACGAACGTAATCCGCAGCCGAATGTCGCCGCCCGGCTCGTAGGGCTTCGCATCGCCCAGATCGGGCAGGCAAAGCGCAGCGGCCTTTTTCGCAGCACGCTCGCGCCATTGCTTGGTCGGCCCATGCTTCGACCGCCAGTGCCCCTTCGCATGGCCGGAAAGGGTCGCAGGCGGAAACGGCAGCACGATGGTGCAGGGATCGGGCGGCGTGTCGAGGTGGGCGAAGTCATTCACGACGAATGCTCCGCCACAAAGAACGTCGCCTCGGGCTCGCTGAACCCATACGAAGCGACCAGCGCGCGAACCTTGTCCTCGTCGGACCGATCCGACATGACAACCATCTGCAGCGCCGCTGTCCGCTTCGCCTGTTTCGTCTGCTGCTTGGATCCGTAACGTCGCGCCATGTGCGTCCCCTGTTGAATTGATGCCGGGTTATTCTCCGCGCGACGAACCTCACCGCTTGCGCGGCTTTCGTGGAGGCTCGCCGTCAATCAAAAGGGATATCGTCGTCGAGGTCGTCGTAGCCGCCGCTCGGTTTAGGGCTCGGGCTCGGCGAGGGGCTAGGCGTCGGCGCGCCGTAACCGCCGCCTTCCGCACCGCCGCCCGTGTTCCTGTCGCCGAGCATCACCAGCGAGCCGCCATAGCCGCGCAGGACCACCTCGGTCGAATAGCGGTCATTGCCGCTTTGGTCCTGCCACTTGCGGGTCTGCAGTTGGCCCTCGATGTAGACCTTGGAGCCCTTCTTGATGTAGCGCTCGATGACGCCGACAAGACCCTCATTGAACACCGCGACCGAATGCCACTCGGTGCGCTCCTGGCGCTCGCCGGTGTTCTTGTCCTTCCACGTCTCGCTGGTAGCGATGCGGAAATTGGCGACCTTGCCACCGTTTTGGAAAGACCGGACTTCGGGGTCGGCCCCGAGATTGCCGATCAGCATGACTTTGTTGAGGCTAGACATGAGCGCTCCTAGTGCTTGAGAAATTCGACCGTGCGGTCCATCGACCAGCAAAGCGCGCAGGTGGCGCAGCAGTCGGTGCCGTCGGTTTGCGCGGGACAGACGACGTGCTCGCTGTCTTCGGGGCGGTCGATCACGACAGCGCCCTCTCCGCCGAGCGCGTGGCCGGAAAAGCGAACGCGGCAGCGGTCGGGGAATGTCGCGTTGAGCGAGCGGATCACTTGGCCGATCTCGCTGTCCGGATGATGGGCGGTGTAGGACCACATGCGCAGCGCCGAAAACTCGGTCAGCGCCAGCCGCCACATGCGAATGTAGGTCAGGGCAAGTTCGGCATTATCTGGCGACCCGAAGTCGCCGAGAATGTGCGCGCGGACGACAAAGCCGCCGGGGTGCTCGGAAGCCTTCGCCTCAATCTCTTCATAGAGATGGACAATCATGTCCTCGTCGAGCCGGTGGCGGCGCGAGAAGTGCATGTTGTTGCCATAGCAGGACTGCCATTGCTTGCAGGATCGCGGGCACGTCGCGCGCTCTTCGAGCGTGAGCGTGTAAATCGGCATCCCGGCCCACGCGCCTTTCGTGACCAGTCGCCCGACCTTGCGTTGGTTCACGCCAGAGACAAGCAACCGCGGGCTCTCGTCAGCGTTGACGACCGTCGACGGGAAGAGCGTCCGGCCTTCACGAACCGCATCGTGGCCGGAGCCGAGTGTGAGCCCCGATCGCTGCGTCTTGCGGCCATGGACTAGCTTCGGAATGCGATGCTGCGGCCCTCCAGACGGGATCGACCGCCGTTTTTTGCGCTCATGATTACCAGACGTGGTAAACGTCCCATCGCGGCACTCGGACATTTGCGGATCACGAAACACGCGCGGCTCCTGCTATTGGTTGGGGATATGGAGGGGATCGAACTTGAGTTGCGAGGCGGAGCCAAAGGGAACAGACCCCGCCTCGCGTGCAGCGGATTGACCGACAGGGGGCGACCTGTCGCTGCTGCATTCAGGTGCGCGCGCATCGCATCCGGCGCGCTGCATGTGCTGGCCGTAAAAGGCGCTGCACAGGAAATCGTAGAGGACGCGCCGCGCGCTCATGCCGCACCCTGCGGCGACGCGGCGTTGTCGTTCAGCCCGCGCCAGTCGCGCGACTGCGGTCGCAGATCATGAGCGCGGTCGATGCGGTGGAAGGTCGCAATCGTCGGCACGTAGAGCCACGCGAGGCGGTGCGGGCGGATCATGCGGCTTCCCCGCGCGAGGCGAGCAAAGCGTCGGCAGTTGCCCAATCACGCTCCACGAAAACAGGCCATTCGCTAACAGGGATGCTGTTGCGCTGCGCCCACGAGCGCACGGTCGTGATCGGCCTGCCAGTCGCCTCGGCAACCTCTGCATGGCCGACGCTTCGGATAATGTCGCGGTGGCTTATCATGCATCCGTTATGCATAATGCGTTACAGCAATGCAAGCGCCTTTTGCGTTATGGTGCGATTTATAGTGCAGCCATGCCTACACCAGCTGCCAGATTGAAACGCGCTCGTGTGCGAGCGGGCTTTGAAACCGCCAAAGATGCTGCCGAGGCCATGGGGATAGCTGTAAGCACGTATCTAGGGCACGAGAACGGATCACGAGGTATCCCCGCGAAAAGAGCCAGCATTTACGCAAGGCGCTTCCACGTCACCGAGCAATGGCTGCTTTACGGGACAGGCCGCGCCCCTGGCGATGAAGTCGATCACGCAGCCGAAATAGCGCGCATCGTCGATTCGCTCCCTTGGACGAAAAAGCAGGCCGCACTCGCCATGCTTCGAGGGCTTGAAGGCGCAGATTAGCAAAAAATCGACTCCATAATGCAAAATGCGTTTGACAGCGCATAACGCAAAATGCATAACCGTCTCCACAACGAAGGAGACGGCAATGAAGATCACCACCACAAACGCGAAATGGCCAGCAGTCGGGCGCGAGCTTGTTTTGCGGGACGGGCGACCCGCGACATACCTTGGTCCGTCCGAAGTCAACATTGGCCGCCATCGCGTTAAGGACCACATTTCCACCGGCATGTCCCCGGGAACAGTATGGCTTCTCGACAATTCGGGCCGCGCGCGCGGTGATGGAGCGGACAGCCCCTGCGACTTTGTTGGGGGTGCGGCGGCATGACCTGCGCACATCTCAATTTCAGCGGTCACGGTTGGGTTCGCCCCTGCCGCGAATGTGACGGCACGGGCCGCGTGCCGCGCAAGGCGTATGCCAGCGCGAACGATCCCGATAACTGGCTCATCAACTGCGACGCTTGCGATGGCGACGGGCATTTCCCGTGCCTGACTTGCGGCAATGACGAACCCCATCCGGCTTACGATTGCTCGGTGTGCGATGTAGAAAACGCTCGGCCTGCGGAAAGCTACGTTCCTGCGGGAGGTGTAGCATGACCATCCGCATCATCAACAACCACCCGACGCTCAAGCTGCGCGATCACGGCGATGGCTGGTGTGAAGACGCCAGCCGCCACCCGGGCGAAGGACCGCGCTTTTACAACAATGAACTGCTGCGGATTTACAGCGGCACGTTCCGGGGCGGCGAGTTCTGGGGCGGCGAGTTCTGGGGCGGCGAGTTCTGGGGCGGCGAGTTCTGGGGCGGCACGTTCTGGGGCGGCGAGTTCCGGGGCGGCGAGTTCCGGGGCGGCACGTTCCAAGGCGGCACGTTCCGGGGCGGCATAACCGCGCAGCGCAGCGACGGGTATATTTTCACCCTGAACGACAACGGTGCGAAGATCGCAGCGGGTTGCCGCTATTTCACATGGGCTGAGGCCCGCGCGCATTGGGGTTCGCCTGATTGCCCCAGAAAGGCGCTTGCCGACGAAACCGCTGACATTCTCGACTTCCTCGAAAAGCAGGCGAGGCGGCACTTTCCCAAAGCATTCAAGCAGGAGGACGCAGCATGAGCGCGCCCATGTATGACCCCGAAGCCGTGGCCGAGCGCGCCGAATACTGGCGCGAGCAGCGCGAAGACGCAGAGATGCTGCGCCAGTTCAACGCCAGCGCCGACTACGCCGAACGCGCCTATTTCGACGGCGATCACTGCCAGCACTGCGCCGACCGCGACGAGCACCTGCGTCTCGAACGCATCGCCGCAACCTACCGTAAGGCCGTTGACCGTGCGCGCCGCGACCGCCGCGACCGCGACCAAGTCCTGCGCCACCGCATCAAGACATGGACGGGAGAATGGTGATGGAACCCGAAGACATCTGCCCCGACGAAGACCTCCACACCGATATGCGCCGCCACTCGTCGGCCAAGATCAAGGCCCTCGCTGACGCGGAGTGGGAGGCGATGGACTGGCAGGGCAGGCTGCCCGCCGACTGGCCCGAACGTCGGGCCAAGCTGGAGGAGGAGTGGGGAGCATGACCGTAACCTATCACGACAATCTCGTTCAGGGCAGCGACGAGTGGCACGCCGCTCGGTGCGGGCTCATCACCGCCAGCGAGGTCAAGCTGCTGCTGACTCCGACCCTCAAGCGCACGAACAACGACAAGAGCCGGTCGCATCTGTGGGAGCTGGCGGCGCAGCGGATCACTGGATACGTCGAGCCGTCCTATGTCAGCGATGCCATGCTGCGCGGCCATGAGGACGAGATCGAGGCGCGCAGCCTCTACTCGCAACATCACGCGCCGGTTCATCAATGCGGCTTCGTCACCAATGACGAGTTCGGGTTCACTCTGGGCTGTTCGCCGGATGGACTGGTCGGCGATGACGGCATGATCGAGTGCAAGTCGAGGATGCAGAAATACCAGGTGCAGACAATCGTCGAGCACTGGCGCGATGGATCCGTGCCCGACGACTTCGTGCTGCAGGTCCAGACCGGGTTGATGGTGTGCAAGCGGCGCTGGTGCGACCTGATCAGTTTCAGCGGTGGCTTGCCGATGATCCCGATGCGGATCGCTGCCGACGGGGAAGTGCAGGAGGCGATCCTTGCTGCCTGCGAGGATGCCGAAAGCAAGATTGCCCAAATCGTGGGCGATTTCGAGGCCGCTGTTTCTGGAAAGCCGGGCCTGATCCCGACCGAGCGGCGCATTGAAATGGAGATTTACGTATGAGCGATGTTCTGGACATTTCACCGCTGGTCGCGCCGGAAAGCGACGAACTGGTCGGCGACGATCTGCTTGGCGGGCCGAAGACGATCACCATCACCGACGTCGACGACAAGGGCGCGGAAAAGAAGAAGGTGCGGCTGTTTTACCCCGGCGGCAAAGATCGGCCGTGGCGTCCCTGCAAGGGCATGGCGCGCGTTCTCATGTCGCAATGGGGGCCGGACGCGAAAAAGTGGATCGGAAAGACCGTGAAGCTGTTCCGCGACCCCGATGCGATGTTCGGGGGCGCGAAGGTCGGCGGCGTTCGCATCGCCGGGATGAGCCACATCCCGGCTAGCTTTGAAGCGCCCGTGAAGGAGCGGCGCGGCGCGGTGAAGGTTTACCGCATCGAAAAGCTGGAAGCCGAACCCGAAAAAGACACGCTGGCCGAGGCAGTGGGCAAGATCATCGCCAACATCGCCCGCGCGCCTGATGCGACAAAACTGGACGCATATCTGGCGGGCAATGCATCGGCGGCCATTTCGGACGCGCGCGCGAACCGCCCCGACCTGGCGGCGAAGCTCGACGCTGCCCTGTCGAAGAAACGAAGCGAATGGGACGACGATGACCCGTTCGCCCAGGAAGGCGGCGCAAGCGGGCGGGAGGACGAAGAAGCCCCGCCGCCTTCCAACACTGACTGGAAGGGCCGGATCGACGCCTGCGAGACGCTGGCCGATCTAGGCAAGGTCGAGGCCGAATACATGAAGGCCGACGAGACTGATCCCGTCGTGGTCT